GGATTGACTAGGGGAAAAGGTTGTGCGATTGTCCTGGCAAGCAATGAGGGGTAAGATATGATTGCCGCGCTATACGTTGAAACCGGGGGCAGCTATTATGGCTTGGATGGCGTTGATCCATGGGGCCAAGACCGTGACGCGCGCAAGTATGCTGGCCCTCATGCCGTGGTCGCTCATCCGCCGTGCCAAAGATGGGGCAAGCTATGGGCAGGTCAGCCGCTATGGATCAAGCGGACAGGCGAGCGCAAGATCAAGGGCGATGATGATGGTTGCTTCGCTGCGGCCTTGCAGTCGGTGCGGGATTATGGCGGCGTTCTGGAGCATCCATGGGGCAGTCACGCTTGGCCACACTTTGGGCTTGCCGTTCCCCCGCGTTCTGGGGGCTGGATCAAGGCGGATGCGTTCGGCTGGACGTGTTGCGTGGAGCAAGGGCGATATGGCCACTATGCGCGCAAACCGACGTTGCTTTACGCGGTCGATACATACCGCCAGGAATTGCATTGGGGCATCAGCGAAGCGTCATTCCCGCCCGAGGCTATCGCAAAGCATGGGCTGGCCTACTGCAAGCGCGCTGGCGAACTGGCGTTCAAGGGTGGCGGCAAGGATAGCAGCGCCAGGATCGGCACCCCGCCCAGGTTTAGGGAAATCCTGATCGGCATGGCGAAAAGCGCAAAATAACGATTGACCGTGCTATGTCACGGTGTATTGTGGGGACATGGAAACGGCGAAAGCCACAACGGGAGAGAAAAAGATGAACCGCAGCGCGAACACTTTCCGCGACGACCTCAAGCCTGTCTTTGGGTCGGCCACCATTGAGCCGAAGTTCAACGCCGCCTTTGACAAGGCAAATGACTTGTTCCTTGGCGATGACGGGATCATCCGGCCTCGCCACGAATGGCAGGGACCGGCTATCGACACTGCTAAGCATTCAAGCGTTATCGCAGCCTGCGCCGATGCCATGATCAACTACAACCGGGCCATCATGCATCCGGTTGACTTCTCCAACTACTACGGTGACGACCAGACCGAATGCGGGTTTGCCGCATGACCACCACAGACCCCACCGCCAACATTCTTTGCAAGCGGGTCATTTTCCGCTTGCAACGTCCGCGCAATCGTGTAGATTGATCATAACGAAACGCAAGACGGGATAACGCGCCATGACCTACGTAATCGCCAAAGCTGCAAATGAAGCCATCGCCAAGGAATACCATGCGGCTTGCGTTACCCTCGCCCGCGTGTCTGGCGATGATCGCGGCCCGTTCGGCCTTACCCCGGCCCACATCAAGGCAACCGCAGGATGGCAAGCCGCATGGAACAATGAGCGCCGGTTGTTCGGCGTGTGGCGGTTGTCCAATATGGATATGTGCAAAAACTACGCGGCGGAACAAAAGGCGGAACGTGAAGCCCGCCGCGCCGCTAAGCTTGCCCGTCTTTCGGCATAGGCGCGGCAACAATGCGGATTACGCTAGGGGCCTGTGATCCATCGCTTGACGTGTTGTCAATCGGTTGGGTTGCCTTGCCCAGGTGACGGTCCAGAGCATCGCCAATGATCTTGTTAACATCGGCGCGCAGGATAGCTTCCCGATCCTCTGGCAATTCCATTTGTTCCAGCTTTGCCAACACGCCTTCAAGCAACATGTTTTGAAGACGTGCGGCCTTTTCGGCGCTATCTTTGATTAGCCGATGCGTTTCGGAATTAAGCCCGCCAGGATTGCCTGATTGGCCTGGCTGGAACGGCTTTAGGTTTGCAAGGCTGTTTTCGTTCATTCCTCTGCTCTCAGAGAATTTTCATCTTCCCACAATTCAAGCATTGCCGCGCCTAAATCTGTAAGGTCAAGCATGATGACGCCTGCTTCTTTGTCATGCCTTGCCCTGACATATTTTAGCACAACGCAACGTTTGACTGTTGCTTTTGCGTTTCCGACTGTTGCCATGCCTAGCAGGTTTGCGACGCGCTTGCAAATACGCGGGATGCCTGAATGCCATTCAAGGCCAGCGTTATCTGCGATTGCGGATAAGAGGCGACCTTCATCATGTTGGATTGCGAAGTCGGCTTCCTGCCACGGTGGAGGCCAGCGCCCTTGCGCGATGAGTGTTAGCACGTCCTGCCGGTATTGGCTGGCAAGCTTTACGCGCAGATCGTCTTGTGTGTGTGCGTCATATTCCATAGGAACAGACTAGCCGGGTTTGCGGGGGTTGTAAAGCCCCCTTTGGTTATCCTAGCAAGCGTCTGCGAAAGATGCGTCGAAGTTCGTCTGCAAGGCTTTGCAGAACCGTTCCGCCCCGGCTCTGGTTGCGTAGACATAGCGCGTTTTGGTTTCGCCCATGATTTCGGCGGCGTCTTGGTCAAGGCACACTATGAACCGCTTTACCATGTCCGGCCCGGAACTTTCGCGGATATAGGCGGCTTTGAAAGGTGCTGTCATCTTCTTCACTCCGGTTCGGTTTCTCTATGACTACTTGTGCCATATGGTGCCATGCCATGCAAGCGAAAAATGACGGGGCTTGCGATTATTTTTGACGGTTAGGCGACCTCAACCACATAATGCCCGCGACGAGTAACCGGACGGCCCCAATCGTCTTTGTCGCGGTTGATGACTGTCAGGCGAACGGTATTACCTTCAATATTGGTGATGACGTAGCCAAGGCGTTTTGTCCCGGCTTCCATCATGCCACGCGCCATCATTTCTGCGATGTGCCTCTTGTTGGTGGCGGTCAGGTGAAGCCCTTCGATCATCTTGACTTGCATGGCGTATCTCCCGTTTCCATACATACACACTACCCCGGCACTGATACCCCGTCAACAAAAATATGAAACCTCGGACAAGATTATTTTCTGTCCGAGGTTTGGTATCTACCCGGCGTTATTCATGCCATCCAAAGCTAGCCAGGATCATATCGGCGGCAGGTAGTTCGTCGGGCGGTTGCCTCATGGTTGGCAGTTCGTCGCGCGCGTGTAAGGTATGCCATGCCGATCCTCGATTGCTAGGGCCGTGAGTGTATCGTGCCATACGGCGGGGAGTTTGGCAAGCTGGGTAGCGGCGGGGAGTTTGGTTTGCTGGATAGCAGGATAGTAAAGCGTTACTAATCAGCGTTAGCGCTAACATGCCAATAGAAACAAGGGTTTAATATCTCTAAATAGTAGGATAGTAGAATAGTAGATATACCTCTTTTCCTTTACCCTCAAAAACCAGTCTAGCTAAGGTGCTATCCTCTAGACAGTCAGATAGTAGTATCTTTCTCTAGGGGCTACTATCCTGCTATTCAGCGCAAAAAATGCCATTTTCCTCTTTAGTTTCATGTGCTTAGTCAAACTATTCAGCGCGACTATTCAGCATCTATCCTGAAAACCCCGTTTCCTAAACAAAAGAAAACCCGCCTGAAAGCGGGTTTTGTCTCTGTTTTGTGGACAATGCGCCTTATCCGGTGAAAAAGTATCGTTCAACTGTGCGCTTGTTTGCCGGGTGGTCGTTCGTGTCAATCCTGACCATTCCTGCCTCTGCCATCTTGTCCAGGGCCTTCTTGATATCATCGGGCTTGAACCGGCGAAGCCTGTTGCGGATCACTCCGAACGTCTCGCCATGCTCTTTGTCAATCACGCTGGTGATCTTCGCCATGAGGCTTTTGTCTGCCCCGTGGCTTTGATCATTGGACACCACAAGCCGCATCTTTTCTTCGATGTCTCTCTTGACCAGCGCAAAAGCCCACTGGACATGCTCTAGCGTTCGGATGCCGGATGGTGCGGCAAGGATCAAGCTTACCTTTGCCAGCAACTCATAGCCGCGCCTCACGACAGGCTCCAAGCCGCTGCGTTCCTTCTGTTGCTCTGCGTAGTCCATGAACCAGTCTTGCGCGTCGTATAGGGCTTGCACGGCGTCCTTGGCGGTGCTGATCTTGATGCGCTCGGATGGATGTTCTAGCCGGTCACGCTCACCAGGCGCATATGCCCCGCCGTCGTAAAGCGTCCATAGGGTGCGCTCCATGCTTTCCGGCATTGGCGTAGGCTTGAATGGGCGCTTAGGGCGCGGGTTGCTTTCCCGTTCCCTCACTAGCAGGGACCGCCCTATAAAGCCGTTAGTGGCTTGCTCTGCGTCAACCAGCCCATCAAAGGTGATCGGCGTTGTAAACCCCATGAGGCTCAGGAATGGCCGGTCTATGCCGTTGTCTAGATCGGCAACCTGCCGCTGTAGTCGATCTAGCTTGCGTTGTGCCCGTCCTGACTTGTCTTCGTTGCCCTCGACTATCTTGTGTTGTGCTGATGCTTCCCGGATAAGCGCCGCGCGCAGTTCCTCTTTCACGTCGCCACCGATAAGAGCTGTGGAGTTTGCCTTGGAATAGAAACTCATCAGCGAACCGATCAGGCCTTCAAGGTATGCCGCGCCGCCGCGCTTTTGTGCGCTGGATACCTTTTGCAACTCGATGCCCATTTCATCCACAAGGTAGAAAGCGGGTTGATGCCGGATCAAGTTGCGGGTGACTTCCTGCTGCGACTTCAACGCGCCATGGACCGCACCTGACAAACCGGCCTTGACCATGACTTGCGTGACGGCCTGCAAGACGGCTTCTTTCCCGGTAGAGCTGTCCGCGACTGCAAACACGAACATGTTTGCAGTTACGCCGTCCAAGTCGTCGGTGTATCGCAAGCCGATGACGTTCCCGACCGCAAGGATAGCGCCTGCGGTTGCCAGTTGTTCGCGCGGGTATCGGCAGTTTCCATCAATCCACTTCTTGACTTCCCCGACAAACCCAGGCGGGCGCAATAGATCAACGCTGGACGTGTCTAACAGGTTGGCTGGCGGGGTATCGGTGAAGTCTGCTTGTGACGTAAACTCGACCGATTGTTGCCATCCGTTTTCCTCTGCGTAATGGATCAGCGTTCCGATGGTGACGGGGTTTGCCGACTTACCGAAAGAGTGCCACTTGTATTCCGTGACGCCAGAAACGTATTTGCTGGACTTTTGCGCCCAATCGTCCCATAGATCGAAGCCGGTGCCGTTGGTTGCTTGGTGCAGAGCCATGCCGATCCGAAGGAACAACTCATAATCGGCGTCATTGTTCGGAATATGGGAAAGCATATCGGACAGGTCGCCGATAGAGAAGTCAACAAACGAACCGTTATGCTCTGCCCGGTGGCGTTCAGGCTTCACCAGTAGCGTGACGAGATCTTCTGGAGCGTCGCCGATATCATCCGGTGAACCGACAACGGCGGCGTATCTTGCGCCACTTGAGTGAAGCGACCCCGGGCCTACCACAAAGCCAGATGATTTGAAGTCGATGCCGGGGTATTGTGGCAAATTCTGCACCAATGCGACGCCTTCGGGGGCTTTGAAATAAAGATGTTTTGACCCGCCCCCGGAACCAGTTTGCACCACTAGACCCGCGCCTGATATTGCGGGAATGTCTTGTGCCAGTTGGTGCCAGCTTGTCACGCCACTGTTGCGGGCGTCAACGTCGATGACGATCAGGCCTCGGCACAAGACGCCATAGCCTGTTTCGACTTGCCCGGTTTCTTCGATCACCTCTAGTTGATCATCGGACCAGTGTGGGGTGTGTTGCCAGTTGCTTGCGCGAGGTTTCTTGAACGCCTCTTTTTGGCCCAGTTCTTTTCCGTCGCTGTCATGTGATCCGCATAGCCCGAAGATGCGATAGCCGTTTTCGTGAAAATCCCGATGCTGCATTGTTCCCCCATGCGCCTGCTGAATAGTTACTATCATGCTATTCAGCGCCGCGCAAGCGTGAGGGGTTGACACCTTTGCGGATTGTGTGGCATATGACGGGAAGCCATAGGAGGGCTTTACATGACAGACCTACTTGCGGGGGCAAAACCCGCATCGGAAAAGACGCCATTGATTATCACGGTAGCGGGGGACGCTGGTAGCGGTAAGACTAGCTTGGCTGTGACCTTGCCTTCACCGTTTATCATCCGCACCCGTGGCGAAGCTGTGCCGCGTGACGTTGCGGATGACCAAAAGCCTGCGGGCCTGCCGCCTGTTGGTGGCCGCAAGGTAAAGGTTGGCGACGTGTCCATCTGGGATGAAGATGAGTTGTTTGACCAGTTCCGGGCGCTGCTTACCGAGCAACACGATTACAAGACAGTCGTGATTGACAGCGTGACCGGGCTGGAAGATATGTTCGTCCAGAACGTGATTGACGTGCAACCAGCCAAGCAAAAGACCATGAACGCGGCGGGGAACGGTTACGGTTCGGCGTGGGATACCGTGAAGGGAAAACACGCGAAGGTAATGGCGGCGGCAGAGGCTTTGCGGGAACGCAAGGGCATGAACGTGGTATTTATCTGCCATGTTGACGTGAAGCGGATGGACCCGCCTGACGGAGCGCAGTTCACGAAATACACGCTGCAACTGCATGACAAGACTGCGCCGATCTACACGAATAAGGTTGACGCGGTTTGTTTTGTGAAGCAGGAGGTTTTTGTGATGGATGGGGGAAAGGCCAAGACTTCCGATGATCGCATTCTTGTTATGGGGATGACGCCTGCTAACGTATCTAAAAACCGCCTTGGGATTGAAGGCGAAATCCGGTTCAACAAAGGCGAAAATCCATTCGCCGCATACATGTAAGGAAAGACCATGAGTTTTTGGGACACCAGCGATGGCGGTCAAGTAAAGGCCGAAAGTGAATACGAAGCGCCAAGCGGCGGCGGGGTAATTCCAGACGATACTGACGTTCTGGCATACCCTGACGAAGTGAAGTGGGATGAGAAGGACGGCAACAAGTATCTGTCTATGCGGTGGCGGGTTGCCAAGCCGGAAACCCTGAAAAACCGTGTGGTTTTTCAAAAGCTTTGGGTGATGGGTAATAATCCAGGTCAGAAAGACCCTGAAAAGCGCAAGAAGCAAGGCGACAACGCCAAGCGGATGCTTGCTGCGATTGACACCAACTCTGGCGGCGAGTTGATGAAAATCAACGGCGTTCCGACCGACGAGCAACTGCAATCGGCTTTGCTGCAAAAGATGATGGTTGTAAAGCTGAAAGTTTGGGAGATGCGCGGCGATAACGGCGATATGATGCAAGGCAACTGGATTGCGGCTGTATCGCCAAAGAGCAAAGCAATCAGTGAAGGCGTTGTCGCAATGCCAGCGGCAAAGAAGATTGATCCTGTAGCCAATGGAACGTCGCGCTATGACGACGACGAAATCCCGTTCTGATGTAGCCTGCGAATAACTTGGGCGGCTGTAATGGCCGCTCATTCATCATATGGGGAATAAAATGACCGAACCAGAACAGCGTTCGCCGGAATGGCATACTAAGCGCAAGGGCCGGGTGACAGGCTCAGTCGCGGGGGCAGTCTTGGGGCTTGCGCCATATATGACGCGGGACCAGGTTCTGCGGTCTATGGTGCGGGCGTATCATGGCGCGCCGTCCGAATTTACCGGAAACATTGCGACGGAATGGGGAACGAATAACGAAAAGACGGCTATTGAATGCTATGAGTTCAAGACCGGCCTAAAGGTTGAGACTGCGCCGTTTGTGCCGTTTGAGGATTGGTCAGGGGCATCGCCTGACGGGTATGTCGGGGATGGCGGGTTGATCGAGGTCAAATGCCCGTTTGGCAAGCGGAATGCAAGCGACGGTTTCAAGTCGATTGACGATCAGCCCCATTACTACGCGCAGATGCAAATTGAGATGCTTGCAACCGGGCGCAAGTGGTGCCATTTTTATCAGTGGTCCCCGCATGGCGATTTGCTTGAACGGGTTGAATATAGCCAAGACTGGCATGATAAGCACTTGCCAGAGTTGCGCCAATTCTATGCCGAATACCTTTCTGACTTGGACAATCCAGTTCACCTTGAGCCGTTGCGAGTTGAAGTAAATAGCCGCCCGGTCAAGTTGTTGCTTGAAGAATATGATCAGCTAAAAGAGGCGATTGACAACGCAACTGCCAGGCGCAAGGAAGTCTTGGAAGAATTGGTTTTGCATTCTGACAAAAAGAATGCGCTGCTATGGGGCAGAAAGCTAACGCTTGTCGAAAAGGATGGGTCAATCAGTTATGCAAAGGCAATCAAAGACCTTGCGCCTGATGCTGATTTGACCAAATACAAAGGCAAGCCGAGCGAATACTGGACGCTTTCCTAAGATGTTGCCGCTTAGACCGTATCAAATAGCCGCTTCAAAGGCGGCGATGGATGAATTACGCCGGTCAATCGAGCCTATCGTGATTGACGCCGCGCCCGCTGCCGGGAAAAGTTTCATCATCGCTGATATTGCGCACAAGCTGCACCATATCAGCGGCGGTAAAAAGGTTCTGTGCCTTGCCCCAGGGCGGGAATTGGTAATGCAGAACCATGCCAAGTTTTTGCTTACCGGGGAACCGGCGTCAATCTTTTCGGCGTCCGCTGGCACAAAATCAACGCGCCATGCTGTTGTGTTTGCTACGCCTCAAACCGTGATCCGTTCTTTGTCGCGGTTTTTGACGGGGTATTGCGCGGTTGTGATCGACGAGTGCCACGGCATCACGCCAACTATTCAATCCATTATTGGCGCGATGAAAGATGCAAACCATACCTTGCGGGTGATTGGGCTTAGTGGAACACCGTATAGGCTTGGGACTGGGTATGTTTACCGGATTGAACCGGACGGCAGAATATTGCCTGAAAGTCAAGCGGTTGATCCTTACTTTGCGAAGTGTGTCATTCGCATTCCTGCAAATGAAATGCTTGATCAGGGCTTTCTGTGCCGAATGCAGATCGGGTCTAATGAGGCATCTAGTTACGATACAAGCGCGCTTGTAATTGACAATAAGGGACAATTCACTAGTGCAAGCCTTGAAAAGACTTTTGTTGGCAAGGGCCGGGAAACCAGTTTGATTGTTGCTGATGTTGTTCGGCAGGCTCAATCTTTTGGCAAGCTTGGGTGCATGTTTTTTGCGGCAACGGTGCAACATGCAAAGGAGATAATGGAAAGCCTGCCGCCTGAAAACAGCGGGTTTGTTTATGGCGAGGATGCTGCGGCTTGCGCTGGCAAATACAGTGGGCGAAAGGCGGTAATTGACGCTTATCGGGAAAAGAAGTTTCGGTATATTGTGAGCGTCGGAACGCTAACTACCGGGTTTGACGTGACCCATACTGCGATTATCGCAATGCTGCGAAGGACTGAAAGCGCGGCATTGTTTCAACAGATCATGGGCAGGGCATGGCGAATTGATCCTGACAAGAAAACGGCGCTGCTGCTGGACTATGCTGGCAATGTTGATAACCACTTCCCTGATGGTGATATTTACAAGCCGATAATCAAGGCCAGCATTAAGAAAGACGGGGACGGGCAGATTGAATGCGAGTGTCCGACTTGCGCCGGGGTGAATGGGTTTGGCGCAAGGCCTAATCCTAGTCAATATGGAATTGACCGGAACGGGTATTTCACGGACTTGGCGGGGCAAAGGATTGACGTTCCTGATGTTGGGCCAATGCCAGCGCACTACGGCAGGCGGTGCCTGAATTTGGTGTCTATCGGCGGCGGGAAGCTGGGCCAGTGCGGCTATCGGTGGACGTGTAAGCAATGCCCGCACTGTGACGCTGATGTTGACATTGCGGCTAGGTATTGCCCGGAATGCAAGGGCGAGGTGATTGACCCAAATGCAAAGCTTGCTGTTGAGTTTCGCGCTTTGAAGCGAAGCCCGTTCAATCGGCAATGCGATGAGATTGTGAAGTGTGACGTTCGGGAAGGGGTTAGCGGCAGCGGAAAGCCAACTATTCGGGTTGATTTTACAACGCCTTTCCGGTCGTTTAGTATCTGGTTGCAGCCCGACCCAAAGCATCCGCAGGCGTTAGCAGACTTGGAACGGTGGAAAGCCCTTGGAGGGGTTAATCCAAAAACTGTTGAATATCAGAAAGAGCAAAGCGGATTTTTCCGTGTGTTTTCGTATAACCGACCGGCAGATAAGGAACCGTTAGCGGCATGAAATTCCCCGATTGGCTAACTGTGCATGGCGACTTGTCTTATCGCGGGGAATGCCCGCCGGAAGATGGCGAGCATGTGACTTTTGTTAATGCGGTGCGGCGGGGGTATCCGCAAGCTGCGGCGGTTATGGTTCACGTCAAGAATGAGGGGTCTAGGACGCACGGGCAGGCGGCATGGGATAAGGCGCGGGGGATGAATAAGGGCGCGGCTGATTTTATCTTTGCGGGTAGCCCGTCGCTTGTGATCGAGATGAAGCGGCGCAATCCGATGAAAAGCCGCTGGCAGGAAGGCCAGGTTGAATTTCTGCAAGCCTCTCATGGCCTAGGTGCGATTGTGTGTGTCGCGTTGGGCTGGGAAGCGGCGCTAGGGGCGGTCAAGGCATGGCTGGGCCGGTAGGTTATGGTGGGCCTGTAGTCGCCTGCTATACGGCGATGGATCAAGACGGGGTGGACTTCTGCCGGGAATACGTCGCGCGGCATGGGTATACGCGGGAGCAGGTCAAGATTGTGCAGAAAAATGGTTGCACTGTTGTTATTGCCCTTGCGCCGTTGTGGTAGGTGTGCGATGGTGCCGGTGTAGTCATATGGAGGTGAAAAAATGCCTGACATTACAATGTGCCCGAGTGAGACGTGCGAAGTGCGCAAGCTGTGCTACCGTAACCCTGAAAGCGGGACAAAGCCGAATGAGTTTGTGCAATCGTGGTTTTGGGTGACACCCGGTGAAGATGCGACCTGCGACCACTACTGGCCGCGCGTGGTGCAGTCATGATACCACCGCACCTTGCCTATGCCCTTGACGCGATAGGCGTTCGCATGATACCACAACCCAAGCCCGTTGCGCCTGTGCATGTAGCATGGCGACCGGATTACACTGGAGAGGAGTGCCCGTATTGACGGTAGACATCAATGAGTATCGCCGGTTTATTGCAAGCCGTGCGACTACCGCCAAAACAAGCGGGTTTTCGCCGCAATCGACATCGCCGCAGTTGAAAGTTCACCAGAAAGCCGCAGTTGATTTTGCGCTTAATCGTGGCAAGTCGGCGGCGTTTCTGGATACCGGCCTTGGCAAGTCTTTCATCGAGTTGGAGTTTGCTAAGCAATGTACGGAGTATACTGGCAAGCCTAGCTTGATCCTGACACCGCTTGCTGTTGCTGGCCAGATGGTGCGGGAAGGTCAGAAGTTTGGCATTGATGCGCGCCAAGTTCGGGAACAGTCGCAGGTTGGCGCTGGGGTTATGGTCGCAAACTATGAGCGGTTGGCAAAGCTTGATCCTGACAGTTTCGGCGCTGTTATTCTTGACGAGTCTTCGATCTTGAAAGCTTTTGGTGGCGCGACGGTTACTGCGCTAACTGATGCGTTCAAGCATACACCGTTCAAGCTTGCCGCGACCGCTACGCCAGCGCCTAATGACCACATGGAACTTGGCCAGCATTGTGCCTTTCTTGATGTAATGCCGAGTAACGAAATGCTTGCGCGGTGGTTTATTGCTGACCAAAAGCAGATGGGAAAGTATCGGCTAAAGGGCCACGCGACCAGCTCTTTTTGGGCTTGGGTGGCGTCTTGGTCGCGTTGCGCGACAATGCCAAGCGACTTGGGCGGCGACGATACAGGATACATCCTGACCACAATTCAAAAGCGGCCGCACGTTGCAAGGGCAGACCTTAGCCAAGATACTGGTGGCGCATTGTTCCGTATGCCAGAAATGAGCGCAACCAGCTTCCATCGGGAAAAGGTATTGACTTTGCGCCAACGCTGCGAATTGGCGGCGGAACTGGCGAGCCACGACAAGCCCGTCACGGTATGGTGCGAAACAAACGAGGAAAGCGATGCACTCGCAAAGATCATCCCCGTCGCCATTGAGGTGCATGGGTCTCTTGATCCTGACGAAAAA